AAACAACAAAATATTTGCACATATTTTTGAGGTTACTAAAACATACAAACAAATAGATAGTTTTAATCCTTATATAAAAACAAGATGTATCTTAAAACAAGATGGCTACGATATATTTCAAGGATATTTAAAACTATTAGACATAGTAAACAAAGAAGGAGAGATTAGTTATAGTGTTAATTTATTTTCTGAAGCAGTAGCATTAAAAGATGTTTTAGATAATAAAAAGTTTAGAGATTTAGATTTTTCTGAATTAGAACACGACTATAATAAAACAAACATTAAAGCAAGTTGGTATGATAGTACAGGTATCACATTAACTAATCCTTTATCTACTAATTCTAATGCTTATGATTCTTCTTTAGGTGTAAACAATACTACAGTATTAAAATATCCTTTTGTTAATTGGGTAGGTAGTTTAGACAAAGATGCAAACGACAATATAATACTAGGAACTTTAGAAGATGCTTTTAGACCTTTTATAAATTGTAAATACATACTTAAACAAATATTTGATGCAACACAATTTACATATACATCATCTTTTTTAGATGGTGCTATTTTTAGCAAAATGTATATGGACTTTAATTGGGGTAAAGGTAATGCACCTAATGATATAAAACATATAGGAGAAGCTACACAAACTACAACAGGTGTTTTTATTACTACTACCTTTACAAATGTAAATTTTAACAGTAATAACTTCCCACCTGAATTTGGTTTTGATATGACTACTGATAAATTTACTGCTACATCAGATAATACTACATATCAATTTTCTTGGACTATAAATTTTAATTCAATCATATCAGGTACAGTAGCACAAGCGAGATGGATTCATAAAGATAGTGGTGGTAGCACTTTAGGTACATCAGGACCTTTTGTTACTTTAGGTAATACTACAGGTATAGGATATACTTTAGCTAATAATTTAAACATTACTTTAAATGCAGGAGATACATTAGAATTGCAAGTAGCAGCAGGTGCAAATAGTGCAATTAAAATTATGGGTGCAAATATCAATGGATCAATTCTTATTGATAATATGACTAATTCAGTTTTACTAAATACTTTAAGAGGAGATTTAGGACAATGGGAATATCTAAAAGGTATTATTAATATGTTTAACTTAGTTATGTTACAAGACAAAAACAATCCTAATAACATAGTTATAGAACCATATAAAGATATATTTATAAGTAACACGGCAGGTACTACATTAGCAGCAAGAAGTATTTTACACGATTGGACAGACAAAATAGATATAACAGAAATTAAATTATCTCCATTAGAATTAGTGAAAACTACTATGTTTATGTACGAAGAAGATGAAGCATATCCTAATAAACTATATAAACATACTATAGAAAAAGATTATGGTTCTAAATTATTTTCTGTACCTGATTTTACTTTATTAACAGGAGAAGAAGAAATAAAAGCTACACCTTTTGCAGCTACAGTAATGAAACCTATTGCAGATTACTTACCTAATTTTGTAGTACCTGTTGTTTATACATCTAATGATGATAATACTGAATTTGAAAGTTTTAATAATAAACCTAGAATATTATTTAAAATATCTTCTAGTCCTTTTGATTTACCTTCTACAATTACTTATAAAATACCTTCACAAAATGGTGTGTCAGGAGAAGATGCAAGTAAGTATTTAAGATTTAGCCACACTACTGCAATACCTGCTACATCAACAGATACAGATTTAAACTATGGAGAAATACAATTAAT